TCTCGTAAATTCTAGCGAATCTATTATCACCTACAACCATTGTGTTAGCTGTAACAGCATTACACTCAACAACTGTAATTCCTGAAACATTTGAACCATCACGGCTTACAAATGGTGGAATTATGTAGTTTTCGTTTGCATCTTTTTTCAACTTCATTTTGTTGATGTCGCTAATGTTCATTACGGCGAAGTTTGGTGTGTATTTAGAACCGCCAGTCGATGTAATTGATTCCGAAACTTTTACAAGTAAGTCGTAAATGTTAGCATCTGAAATTCCAGAAGCGACTGGAGTAAATGCGTTTACAGAAGCTACTAAACCTGTAATTGTGTTACCAGCACCTGTAGCATTGATTACATCTGTATCAACTTTAATAGCTACGTTTGTTTCCAAGAACATACCTAATTCAGCAGCAAACATTTGAGCATCTTCAAAGAACTCTTCTGTTACTGGCAAAGTATCACCAATCTTTTGAATTGAAATACTACCTTTTTTGAATTTAGCAGTTGATTCAGGAAAAACAGCACCCTCCGCAACGGCGGCAGCGGCTCTTACAATTGTATCTTCATCCCAATCGTAGTAACGAATAACACCGTTGTTATTACCGTCTGCTACTCTTAATTTAGGGAAAATGTCGTAAGCAGTTAATTTTCTGTGTGCTAATTGTCCTAAATCAGGTAAATCAAAAGCCTGTTCATTGTTTGTAATTGAACTTCTTAAAGTAAGAGCTTTTACAACAACTTCTTTGTTTGAACCGTTTGCAATTTCTTTTAACGCTTCTTTGTTTTCTGTCAATTGCTCTTCAAGGCTTTTTGCAGCTCCTTTAGTTCCTTTAGTTTCAATTTCTTTTACTTCCAAAGCTAACCCATCCAGCTTTTTCTGTAAATCTTCTGTTACTGATTTATCAGCATTTGCAGTTTTAACCGCTTCTAATTCTAGTTTTAAAGCATCGTAATCAGCTTTAGAAACCGTTTCTGTTTTGATTGCCTCAATTTTGCTATTTAACGCATCGGACAATGCTTTTACTTCTTCGTTCATTGTTTTTAAATTTTAATACTTGTTAAAAATTGTTTTACTAAATCTTTTTGAGTGTCCTCTGACGGCTCAATATCTAAAGTGTCTTTCGACGGCTCTTCTTTTGTTTCTAGTGTTGGCGTTGCTGAATTACTACCCATTACAACCGCACTACCCTCAACTACTTTCGCTTCTTTTACTACCCAGAAATAACCTCTTTCGTCTGCTGTTTCTTTGTTGGCAATACTTGGATATATTTCGTCCCAAAGCTGTTTGTATTCTTTATCATAATCGGCTTCGCTGTTAATAGCCAACTCTAATTGCACGTAACGCATACCTACTGAATGATTTTTAACCCATCCGTTAGCATATTGTTTAAGCATAAAACCATTACGCAAACGGTCAATAGTGCTTTCAAATACTAAAGCCTCTGTTTTACCATTATAAGGAAGTCCTAACTGCTTCCAAGTCATTGAAACAACCGAACCTTTGGCGCTATCTGAAATTACTTTGTCGAAATCCCTTTGATGTTCTTGTAAATGTAAGAATGTTTTATTATCGCTTACTGATTTATTCCAAATTCCGTTAATATGAACATCCCCGTGAGAATCAAGAAAGTTAGTAGTATGTATTACCACTTTCACATCCAAAGTATTAGGTAAATCAGAAGAGGCAATAGCTTTGTCAATATTGTTTTTAGATATATTTTCAATATATCCATAAGCAACCGCATCAGCACGTTTCTCAATAGATTTTTTAGTAGCAATCAATGTCTTTTTATTAGCAATTAATTCTTTAAATAGTTCTTCTTTGCTTTCAAATTCCTTATTAGGAAACTCTTTTACTACTATCATTTTCTAACTATTTTATTGTTTGATACGGCTTTATTTTTGGCTTGAATAGAAGCGTATAGACTAGGATTTTCTTTCTTAATCTTTTCCATATCCATTTGCTTATTTATCTGCTGTAAATTTAATTTCGTACTCATAACCCTAGTTTTAGTTTAAATTCATCACTCATTTTCTTTGCTGTTGGTATATCCATTACGCCGTTTTCAATAGCAATTTTAATAGCGTTTTGCATTTCGGTAAATGAAGCAATCTTATCGTTAACTACTGGTTGCATAACTGCTAAATGGTCGTAACTAGCAACTAACTTTTCACCTTTCTCAATAAGTCCCCATTGTTGACTTAATGAGTTCATAGTGTTTTTAGCTGTGGTTTGTATTGAATTTTGTATGTAGGATATAATGCCTTGACTTTGATTATCAAACGTGCTGTCTTTAGCAAAGAAGTTTAAAACGTTTTTATTCATTTCAAAAGCCAATAGACATTTGTTGGCATCGTCCGCAAACTGCTCATCCAAATACAATTGCTTCATATTGCTAACCAAGTGGTTAACATCTATGTTTGCGTTGGTAACAATTAGGTTTTTATTATCTAACTTTCTTTCAATACTTGTTCGGTCTGCATCTTGTATCTGTGCCTCGTTACCGTTACTTTCATTTTTTGAAAGATACTTTTGCGACATTTGTAAGTTGATATTCTTACTCTTTAAGTTTTCGTCAATGTTTGATAATATCTTACTAATTCCTTTAACTCTACTTTGTGATTGAAAGAATGAGTTATTTGTAAGTCCATTTGATAAATCATACAACGGTATAAGTTCGGATAGTTTTAAATCATAAACTGTATCGTCCAAAGTGTATTTAATCTGTCTTTCTCCAAATGCTTTTTTATATTTATCGGTTACAATGAATTTATTAACTTTGTGAGCGTTGTTTAACTCAATATCACTAGGAATAAGGTTGTACAATGCTTTAGGTACATCGTTTGTAAATGCTTTTATTTGATAAATAAAGTCAGTTCCAGAAGCTGATAAAAACCACATTTGCTGAAAGAAGAAATCTTCTTTGGATTGAAAGTAGTTAGGTAGTGATAGCAACTTAACGTAAGGACTATTTTCTATAACTTCGCCTTTTGAGTTAAGGTGCTTTATATCCATTTGAGAATATAACCTTGCTCTTAATGCTACAATAGTCATTAAAACAGGGTTTTCTAATGATGCTTTTAAATACTCATTGCTATAAGCAAAAGTATTACCGCCATCTAAAAAGGAATAGGAAAATTGTCCCGCTCGATTACGCTCGACACGAATTAATTCTTTTCCAAATAGACTAATTGATTTAGTTATCATTAAAAATATCTCTGCTTCACAGCGTTAATAAATGCAATATTACAAATTTAATTTTATATATTGTAAAAAAATATTATTAAGTTAAATATCGTGTCCTAGCGTACCAATTTGATACGTATTTGCAAGCGTCTATTGCGTGGTCATTACCCTGCTCTGGTTCGTCTAATTGAATGCCTTGAACTATACGCCAAGAATGATTTTCATATTCTTGTTCTAAATTTTCACTCGACTTAGTATAATAAACTATTTTCTTTTGTAGTAATTCAATTCCAGCTTTTACACTCCCTTTTCCTTTGATTGCAAATATAATATTATAGCCACTATTTCTTAATTTTCTACCCTCTGTTTCATTTATTTCGTTTGAACTATCACAAATTATTTCAAGTCTTTTATCAATTGCTAAATTATGTAATTCATCCGATAAAGTACCATTCATTTTGTTCATTGGCTTATATAAAATCTCTTTAAAGAAAAATGTTTGATCACCATCAAACTTCATAGCTACTAATGTACTTGGAGCTGAAAGTCCAAAATCCATCCCGTAGTACATAGGATATGGTAATTTTTCAAAGTGTTCATCTGGAATTATTTTCCAATTCTTGAATATACGGTTTGGTTTTTCCGCTTTTAATCCTAACCCATAAACAGCCCAAAGATAATCACTAGCTGTGTTTTGTTGTATGTTATATGGAGTGGGTTCGTAACTTAGGATTTTTTTCTTTTGTTCTATGGGACAAAAAGGGTTATCTTTAAAAGTGGAATGTAAAACTATTGCATTATCTTGTTTTAATAAATCATCGCTCCACATTTTACCAATAGGATTATAATCTAAAAATACAGTTCCGCTGCAACGCATATCTAATTGATTGAATACTTCTAATGGAACTTTGTATATTTCATTAAACCATAGATAATCTGAATGATAACCATGTACCTTAAGTTCATCATCTGTTCCCTCAATATAAATAGTTGAACCATTTGGGAATGATAAAGTGCTTTCTGTTTTATTATATTTGATACTGTCCCAATTCTCTAATGTAGGATAATATTTAAGCATATCTTGCAAAACAGTATCTTTACAATCTTTTTTTGTGTTTCTAAATACTGCTAGTTTTGTTCTTGGTTCAGTCCAAGCTAATAGCCAAAATATTTGAATAATAGAAAAAGTCTTTGATGAACGTGAAGAACCACTATTAATAATGTACTTATATTTACCGCTATTTAAAGCATTGTAATTCTTTTCAAATACATTAGTCGCTTGTATCTTCATTTTGATTTACTATTTCAACAGTAATGCTTGTATTAGTGTTTGTATTTACATTTTCGCTCTCTACATATTGCATTGATAATTTTTTCAATTCCTCTGGAGTTGCAATCAATTTCATTAAAGCCAGTTGCAAAGCTGGGGCGTTTGATGTGTACCATTTTGAACGCATTGAAGTTTTAACTTGTGTCTTATTTATTGAAATAAGGCTTTTAAGGGTGTCCAATTCGTCCGAACCATCAGGAAAGTAATCGTAAAAAGTTGAACGACCACACGGGAGAAAATCAGGCACTTCATCCATGAAGAATAGTTTGTGTTTAACTATCATTTCCTTTGCTTGTTCAAATATTTTTTTTCTATCGTATGCCATAATTTTAGTTTTTTTCGTTAAGCATAAGTGCGTCTGGCCTAAATATATCCTTTGCGTTAAGGCTCGGCTCAAATGTTGAAAATCTGTTATCCTGTGGCCTTCTTTTTACCGTTCCGTTAATTATATCGTTTACTGTTTTATTTATAAGCCTAACTCCAATATCTTGAAGCTCGTGTTCCCATAAAAGCCTTGCCGCCTTTTTAATATCCATATTGTACATTTTTGGGTCTATCCAAACAACCTCTTGCTCTATTATGTCCCCCCTATCAATACCAGAGTTTAGCCAAAATGTAGTGCCGCCAGTTAGAAAGTCCCTCATTTTAATTGCCCATTCGATTGACGACCTGCCCCTATGCCTTGGCAAAAGGCTTGGGTGGTATCCTATCCAACCAATAGTGGGCTTATACCTTGTCGCCTTGCCTATGTAGTCAAAAGAGTGTGCCGTTATCCCAATATCCACATTTTTTGGCATTGTATCCCCATTAAGCGAGCCAGCTGTTATAATTGGTATTTCGTGGGTGTACGCCATTTTTCCAACGTGCTTATCCCCAATTGGTGTGCAGACTCCCACGACATTAACGCGAGGGTTTTTAATCATTTCGTGAAGTATAAGCGAGCCGAAGTATTTTTGTCCGCTTATAAAAACATTTAACTTTTTTTCCGTTTCTAAAAATTCGTGCATCATAACTTTTTTCCTATGTACTTAAAACCCTGCACCGCTCTAAAGTGGCCGCCGAAGCCGCTACCACCTGATGGCATACTACTATTACCAGCTTTTTTTATTGACCTTTTGCTTCTAGCCTTATTCCCCCCATACATATTTTGACTTTTTAAAACCCAATTTTTAGAATACTTTAAAAAGCCAACTAACTGCGGATGACTTGTGTGAAATAAAGTAGGAAACTTTTTTCCACATCTACCGTTTCCATCTTTATGATATTCGCAAACCCACTCTAAAAATTTAGTTCCAACCCCCGCACCTTGCCACTCTGGCATAACCACTAATCGAGTTGCCCTGTACGCCTTTGCCGTGAACATTGGGCATACTGCTAAATGGCAAACAAGCTCCCCGTTAACTGTTCCAACAAAATACTCAGCGGCTGGTGGCATAGGTAAGTCTAAATAGTAATGTGGTTTAAAATACTTCCAATAACTTGAGTTGACCTTCCTAATTTCCAGCTCGAAGCTTGGTCTTGGCTCGAGCTGGTGGCTTTTTTTAACTCGCCCGTTCCAGTGTCAAAAACCCAGTCTGGCTGTAGCCACTCAATAATATCATAGTGGCACGCCAATAAAACAATTTTTTTGCCCTTATTTCTTCTCCATCCTTTTGAAAACGCCATCGCCCCTATTTTTGCTATTTGCCTATCAATAACGGAGGTAAACTCGTCAACAATAACCTCATCGGGAGCCTCTGTTATAATTCTGGCAAGCCCCGCCCTAAACTGCTGGCCGTTGCTTAAAGCGTGAAACGGCCTAAGCCAGCTCGGCACATCTCCAAGTCCTACATTTGCTAGTGCGCCAGTAACTGCGTCAAAGTCTCCGTCAGGAGCTATTGCGTCAATTATAGGTAGTTTTTTATCCCATCCATCATAAAGGTCGATTAACTTTCCACCCCCAAATAGTTGCTTTCCTATTGATGTTTTACCACTACCACTCGGCCCCACAACGAGTCCAATTTGCCACTCCATATCGTCTATATCAATATTAGCGTCAAGATTAAACTCGTTACCACGCTCGGCGTTAAATAACGATTTTACCCTTGCCGACCTGTAGCTGTTATGGTCTTCCGTTTTATTTCTTACATTAATTATCATTATGTAACTACTATTTTACAATTAAACCCCATTTTTGTTAAATCATTAAAAACACTTTCCTGAGTTCCCGCGCTTTCACAAACTACTATAACCCCGTACTGATTTTTGTCCGATATTCCTGGGTCATCAAAGTTACCCTCATCACCCGGCTCGCCGTTAATATCAAAAACGGGAACATCAATGCCCCACTCTTCTAATTGTTCACCATCCCATTCGTTCTTTAATACTTCCCAATCCCACTCGCCTCCGCTTGTATTGTCTTTTATTAAAAACTCCCTTTGTTTATCTTCTGAAAGGTTTGTAATAATAACAGGCACTTCTTTTAGTCCAGCTTCTTTACACGCTTTATAACGCATATTGCCACCTAAAATAATCATGTCTTTGTTGACTACAATAGGGCGTATATTAAGCATCTCTGGAAAGTCTTTTATAGACTGGACTAACTTTAAAAACTTATCGTCTTTAATAAGTCTTGGATTGTTAGGGTTTAATTTAACCTCTGATATTTTTACTGTTTCCATAATCTAATACTCTGGTTCTCCGTACCATAAAATTACTTCCATCACTCAAACAATTTATTTAAATCCTCAATCATTTTTGCTTTAATCTTCTCGTTAGTTGAAGCGGTGTTATCTAAACCAAAGTATTTTAAATAAAGTCCAGCAACATTATCATGCGAAGGAGAGTTGTTCCAATCAGCCTTATCCTTTTCATCAACTTTAATAATCGGTTTTTTATGATTCAATCGATTAATTTGAAACTCTCTTTGCTCGCAGTTTTCGCACGGTTCGATTCCGACTGCTTGCGTAACTTTTTTAATAGCTGTTCCTATTTTTGGTTTCTTTGACATCTTATCTTAAATTTAACGTTCTTGTTTACCCTATGAATTGTTTGAAGTCTTATCCCTGTCATTCGTGAAAGTTCTCTTTGTCCATACTGCTC